AATCAGACATAGTTTAAATACATTTTTGCACAGCATTGAAAAGAATGTATTGATATCTGGTCAATAAAAAATCCTTGCCCACATTGAGTTGGCAAGGATTTGATACTTTTTGAACGGTGTTCTGGCGGAGAGAGAGGGATTTGAGCATCAATTATAAATTATTAATAATCAATAATTTATGCAAATTTGGTAAAAATGGACAACGATTAGGACATTTTGGGATATAGTTTAGATTATTTTATAATATATCGGTTTGAATTGATTAAATCCCTGATTTTGAGATAAATCGTTAAGTTAGCAGAAAGCCACTTAAATACAGCAAGTTTATGTTTGAACAAATCAAAGACGAGATCAAAGCAACTTTTTATCAGGACAACTTTCCGAATGACGGTCAAAGATTTGTAGCATGGTATTTACGCAATATCCATTTGCGTGACATGATTGAAACAAAGGATGATATTACCGATGGTCCGGATGATAAACAGATAGATGCCATCGTAGTGGATGATGAGAAATCTACAATATTTGTTTTACAAGGAAAGTTTATAGGTGGCGGATCGGTAGATGGGGAACCTCTCAGGGAGGTTCTGTCATCTTGGGTTCAATTGAGAGATTTGGTACGACTTCAGGAAGTTGGTAACAGCAAATTGAAACGTAAACTTTCAGAGGTTGCAAGGGCATTGGAAGATGAATATGAAATCGCATTTGAATTGATTACAACCGGAGATTTAACAACAGCAGCCCGGAATGACCTTGCAACATTTCAACAGCAATTAGCGGAACTTTCAGAAAAGGACGACATCGTTTGTATGATTACAGTCATTGATAGTGACGAAATCCGTCGCAGATATGATCTTGCTCTTGAAAAAGAGAATCCTTCAATAAATCATACCATTGATTTGTCAACAGGGCATTTTATGTATGAAACTATTGCAGGTACACAAGTAGCAATAGGCGCATTGCCATTGAAAGAGTGTATTAAGATTCCGGGTATTAAAGATGGAACACTTTTTCAGAAGAATGTTCGTCAAAGTTTAGGGTTAAGTAATACCGTAAATAAAGGCATAAGACAAACCATTTATTCGGATAAATACAAAGATTTCTTCTTTTTTCATAACGGCATAACAGCGATCTGCAATAAATTGGAAAAGGAGGATGGAAAGTTGAAGTTAAACGGTCTAAGTGTTGTAAACGGATGCCAATCACTGAATACGATTTTAAGTTGCAGCGAGAAAGTCAAGACTCTCGATGACACATTTGTTTTGTTTCGGTTTTATGAGATTCCTCAACGAGACAGAGCTGACAGAATAAGCATTAGCACAAATTCTCAAAGTGCAGTTAAGCCAAGGGATTTGCGAAGCAACGACAAACGAGTTTTGAATTTAAAGAAGCAGTTTGAACAAAAATATACGCAGGGTTATTTTATCACTAAGCGGGGTGAAGTAGCACCGGCCACAAAAGAAAAAATGTATGTGTTGGATTTTTCAGATCTTGGAAAATTCTTAATTGGATGGCACTCTCAAAGGCCTAACATTTCTTATAGTGAAGCAAAAATATTTGACAAGTATTTCGAACAGCTTTTCAAGCGGGAGTACAAGCCCGAGAATGCACAAGCCCTGAATAATTGGTTTCAGGAAATTCTTAAATCATGGGGCAAAGAAAATCCGCTGGGATTAAATGAAACATTACTGGCGATGCGTGCATATGCGCCTTATCATCACCTTTATGCTGTTTCGATGTGCTTTGCAATTGCGAACAATCAGGCTGAAAGGGTTCCTTTCCCAAGTAAATGTTTGGATAAAGCAATTCAGACAGGGATGATGACTGATATTATAAAAATTGCAGGGGTTAGTTTAAATATGGCACTTGAAGCAGCAGCCAATGAGCCGCAACAACAGAACAGGGTTTTTAGTCCTCAAAACTGGGTAAAGGCAAAAAGTTGTCTTGCGGGTATAAATGGGGCGATACGAAATTATTTTAGCATGTTACCCCTAATGCCAGGTGGGCAGGAAATTAAAAACAAGCTGAATACTGCATTGGAATTGCAGCCGGAGGATTTTGAATATAGGTGGGCGGCGGACTGACGTTCATTTAAGGCTGTTTTAGGCCCCATTTCCTTTAACACTAGGCGAAGGCTAGATTTATGATTTTTGTACCGTAATGGGGATTTAATCGCTTATGCAGGCATTTTAGGGGTCTGCCTTTTAGAATTATGGCAAAAGTTACCTCTGAACACCTTACTGAAAAGTGGGTTGTGGTAAGGTGGGACGTACTTTTTTTGATTTTTGGGTACTTGTGGTAACCACTACGAGTAGAAATTATAAAATATAGGCAAATGAACTGGGGACATTTTTTAAAAACGTGATTTTGACTTGTGGTAACGACAAGTGAGGCTCGACTTGTGAAATATTTGGTTAGCATAAGTACAGTAACAAAACAGAGGACTAAATATATCTGAGTTAATGGGGGGGGTAGTTTTTGTTTTAATGCATATTATAAACCTTTCGGTGATCAGCGATTATAGTTAATTCATGAATGATTAATTGAACCCTTTATAACTAATTTTACTGAATGGCAAACAAAAATTTGACTAGTGCGAAGATTGCGAAGAACGATGAGTTTTACACACAATATAACGACATCGAAAAAGAAATTACGGCATATTTAGAGTACAATCCTAACGTTTTTCGTAATAAGACAATTCTATTACCATGTGACGATCCGGAATGGAGCAACTTTACAAAATATTTTGCTCAGAATTTTGAACGATTCAAACTTAAAAAGTTAATAAGCACGAGCTATGCACCGGAAAGTAAGAATTACAAAAGTAGCTATCAACCTACTCTTTTTGAAGTCAATGACCCTCAATTCGATGAGTATAAAACTGTAAAAAATGGGAAAATATTTACCCTTACCCGTGATAAATCCGGGGACGGAAGGATTGATGTAAATGATTTGGAATGGAAGTACTTAAAAGGTGATGGCGATTTTAGAAGCGATGAAATAAAAAAACTTAGAGATCAAGCCGACATAATCATAACAAATCCACCATTTTCTTTATTTCGACAATTTTTGTTATGGATTACAGAAGTTGACAAACAGTTCGTAATAATCGGCAATATGAATGCCATTACTTACAAAGAGGTTTTCCCGCTGATTAAAAAAAATAAAGTGTGGCTTGGCCCAAGTATAAGTAGTGGAGATCGTGAATTTGAAGTTCCAGAAAGTTATCCAATAAATGCAGCGGGTTGGAGAATAGGTGAAGATGGGAGGAAATATTTGCGTATAAAAGGCGTTCGTTGGTTCACCAATCTTGATCACGGTAGACGTCATCAGCCTCTGCCATTGATGTCTATGGCGGATAACTTGAAGTATAGCAAACACAAAGAACTCAAGGGTAAAAAATCTTATATTAGTTTTGATAACTATGACGCTATTGAAGTCCCATTCACGGATGCAATACCTGGTGATTACAAAGGATTGATGGGCGTGCCGATAAGTTTTCTAGACAAATATTCACCAGAACAGTTTGAAATTTTAGGAACAAGTGATAATGGCCTTGTTGATGATAAGTACAAAAAAACAAAAGGGTTGACGAAAAAATTTGTTGATGATTATTATAAGGCTGGGGGTACAGGCGCATATAAAGAGGGTAATCCCACAGCTGGGTATTATGAAAATAAAATTGCTAAAATGGCATATAAGAGAATTTTTATTAAACACAAGAAAGCTGTAAGATGAAAACATGTTTAAAAACCGATATTACAATCAAAGATATTTGTGAAGGATTCGTGTATAATGAACTTGAGGGTAAAGGGTTGTTTGGCTTGTCGGGTAAACTAACAATTCAGCCAGAGTATCAGCGAAACTACATTTATGCATCAGATGGCGGTAAAAGAGAAATGGCAGTAATTGAGTCAACTCTTAAGGAATACCCATTGGGTTTAATTTATTTCAACAAGGTCGAGAATAATAAATTTGAGGTTCTTGACGGGCAGCAAAGGATTACAAGCCTCGGGAGGTTTGTTACTGACAAGTTTGCTATTAAGGATGAAAATGGTATGGAACAATACTTTACTGGGCTTGCAAAAGACAAACAGGAAAGAATCTTGGAAACAAAACTTTTAATCTATGAATGTGAAGGAAAAGAGAGTGAGATAAAAGAGTGGTTTCGCACTATCAATATAGCAGGTATCCCACTCAATAATCAAGAGTTACTTAATGCGGTTTATTCTGGCCCTTTTGTGACACTTTGCAAAGAAGAGTTTAGTAATAGTCAAAACTCAAACATTCAAAAATGGAGTGCCTATATATCTGGCAGCGCAAATCGTCAAGATTTTTTGGAATGTGCGCTTGACTGGGTGAGTAAGGGCAATATTGGCGACTATATGAGTAGTCATCGTAAAGACAATAACATTTCAGGGGTTAAAAAATATTTTCAAAGTGTAATTGACTGGATAACCACTGTTTTTATTGATGTGGAAAGTGAAATGCGAGGGCTTGAATGGGGACGATTATATGAGCGATATCACAATCAGGCGTATAACCCTAAAAAGGTTTCTGCTGAGGTAAAAAAATTATATGCGGATCCTTACATTAAAAGTCGGAAAGGCGTCTTTGAATATATTCTTGGAGGATCGGTTGATACAAAGTTACTTGAAGTTAGAGTATTTGACGAAGCGGTTAAGAAATCGACATACGCTATACAATCTGATCAAGCAGAAAAGAAAAGTGTTTCAAACTGTCCTCTTTGTGCGATTGGGCATGATGCCAATAAAGAAAGATTGTGGAAGTTTGCTGAGATGGATGCTGATCATGTTGCAGCATGGAGTAAAGGCGGTTCATCTGATTCAAAAAATTGTCAGATGTTATGCAAAACACATAATAGGGCAAAAGGCAATAAGTAATCCACCTTAATATATATTTATATTAGACCTTAATACCTATGGATGTCAATTTGACTATTCAACACTTGTCAAATTGCATAGAGATACTAATCGTTTTGACTTGTGGTATTGTTTTAAAACCCTTCATCCTTGAGTGGATATCTCATAAAGTCTTTATTTATTGGCTTGTCAGGTTTTAGCGGATTTTTATATTTTGATTTTGTTTTAACGGGTTTATATTTCAGTTCTGGGATTACAGTCCTTAAATACGTTTTGCGCCCATTTTTTTCAAAAACTTCATTTTTGATAATATACCCAAGGCGAGTCGTTTTTTTTATTGATCGGCTTACAGTACTCTTTGAGCAACCCAAGAATTTTGCGATATAATCATTACTAGCAAAACATTTGTCCCAGTAGGATATAAAGCCGAGTACAGCCCTATCAGCTAATTTAAGTCGTGGATCATTTAAAATTTTCATTGAATAATAAATAGATCGTGGTGTTAAAGGTTTCATTTGTCTTTCTGCATTAAATTTTCAATATCAGAAAGTTTATAAAACCATGTACCGTTCAATTTTTTGGCATTAAGGGTACCAGAAATTCGCAATCTTTGTAATGTGCCATCAGATATATTCAGGAGCCTCCTTACGTCAGCGGAGCGTAGGAATTTTTGTTCACCTTTTGTAGGTGATAATGTAGATTGTAGTTTTTGAATGGCATTCAGTATCTCTTCAATGTCGGCTCTAGTAGCAATTTCAGATATTTGCATAGTAAAAATATTTGCCACAGAACATAAGGAGGGGAAGTTGGATAACAAAGTCAATTTTTGAGCATTTTCTAACTTCAAAAATTGCAGTATTTTTTAGAATGAAATTACCAGTTACAGCTGAAGGGGTTGACCCATGTATTTCTTTTGAAATAGAATCTATAAATTCGGCCTTCGACTTCAAATATGAGTTCAACATCGTTGGCTTTATCATATAAATTTACAATTGATATTTTCGTCCAGTTTCCAACATTCAGGAAATATTCGCAGTTAGAATACGATGTGATTGCGTAAGTATGCTTCCAGATTTTGACTGTTTTTTTTAGAGAGTCGAAATCGAATGTTGTGGGAATAGTTTTTTTATAGACGACTTTCCGGGCATTTACAACACGTCCCCCAAAGATTGTTTGCGTCTTTTTTTCCTGTTCATATTTATAGGAAACGATTTTTTGTGCAAACAGGGTTTCACCCATTAGGGTAAAGAAAACAAGCAGGATTATTGGTAGGATTTTTTTGGAGGAAGGCTCCTTGAAGCTTTTGAATGAAATCAGCATAGCATTTGTACACTGCCTTGCTCTAACAGGGGGTTTAATAAAAAATCAGCGTGAGCAAGTTACAATCCCGATAGAGGCACTTGCGATGCCCATGTACAAGAAAGAACCGCCCACGCTTTTAGGTGAGCGTTTGGTCCTTTTCTCTGTACATTGAAAGTTTCGCAAGTTTTCTATCGAAGAGAAGTTAAACGCTGGTATGTTTATGTATTTATGATCTTATTCTATATAGGCCTATGATTTTTTTTTTTGAGTTAATAATCCCACTTGGGGATATATTCGGTAAAAATAATTTATTTAAATTATATGGCAACAAGTTGGTCAGCGACCTTACTCATTTCGTTAATTACCTTTTCTTCGATGATTTTAGCGTAAATCTGAGTAGTTTTTATATTAGTATGGCCGAGCATGGAGCTAACACTTTCAATAGAAATGCCTTTTGTTAGCATCAATGTTGCGAATGTGTGCCTTGCCGTGTGTGTGGTAAGGTTTTTCGAGCATTTAGTCAAAGTGGCAATTTCTTTCAAATAGGCATTTTGTTTCTGATTACTTTTTGTTGGAAGTAATTTGCCCGTGTACACACAGTTTTCATGTTCCTTGTATTTTTCTATTATCTCTAATGCCTTTGGCAAAAGAGGGATATTTGCGGGCACATCAGTTTTGGTACGTCGTATATGAATTTGCTTTTTACCATTTAGCCCGATCACGATGTCATTGTTATTTAGTTTCGCAGAATCGGAATAGGATAGGCCGGTATAGCAGCAGAAAATAAATACATCCCTTGCTTCATCAAGCCTATCATTTTCAAAATCTTTCATAGCAATAGCATGTATTTCTTTTTCGGTTAAAAATTCCTTTTCGATTCGCTGCAATTTCGCTTTGTAGGATTGTATTGGATTATTAGGAATATAGCCCCGGCTAACTGCAAAGTTGATTACAGTTTTCAAATTCTTTATGTATCGGGAAGTAGTATTGGTCGAGCAATTCCTGACGGTTTTTAGATAAAATTCGTAGCCTGCTGCAAAGGAATTGTCTAAATCGTGAAGAAATATGTCACTGGTTTTGTATTTGTGGTTGAGGAATCGGGTAACATGGTCTAAAGACGTTTTGTACCTGGCGTAGGTTCCTTCAGCATAATCTTTACCGATTAGTTTTTTAACATGGTGTTCATTGTGGTACTCGTGAATTTGAATAAGGGAGTAATGCGTTACATTTTTACCTAGGTGAGTGTTAACGACATTTTCAGCAGTTATTGATTTGCCTTGTGATTGAAGATCAGCCCGAATATTCAACAGGTTTAATCGGATAGTATGTAGTGTATGATTAGCAGTTTGAGCCGCTTCATTATTACCTGCGATTTTACCGGCAGCAGGTATCCATTTATCATCCTTAGCCCATAATTGACAGGAGAATTCTCGTGATCGTCCTTGTACAGTAAGACGGCAATAAATAGGGTGTTCACCTTTCTTGTTTGTTTTGCTACGGTGCATGAAAAACAGGATGGAAAACGTGTTTCTTTTGACTTCGTTCGTGATCATTGGACAACGATTTAGGGTGAAAAACAGATAAAAAGGTAGTGAATAGCAGGTTAAAAATCAAATCATTACGGGTAAATCGTTGGACATGTTCAGACAGGCAAAAAGACAATGATTAAGACAGATTGAAATAGGGCATTGTGAGTGATTTTAAGGGGGGTAGAAAGGCAAAAAACGCATCAGGTGAGGGTTTGATGCGTTTTTGCGAAGTATGAAAAATTAAGGGCGGAGAGAGAGGGATTCGAACCCCCGGAAACTTTCGCTTCAACGGTTTTCAAGACCGCCGCATTCGACCGCTCTGCCATCTCTCCGGCGCAAATGTAAGCCTGCGCTTTTGATTGGCAAAAACTTAGCGTATAATTTTA